TATACCAGCTCCTATTAAACCATATCTTGATGTAGCTAAATTTCCTCCCGTTGTCCATGCAGAGCCATCATATTCTTCTGTATTATTTCTATAAGCAGGGCTAGCAGGAGAAGCATATCCTCCAAAACCTAAACCTGCAGTTTGTGTTCCACAACCTCCTAAAAAATATCTTGCTGTTCCCATATTTCCTCCAGGACTCCAAGTTGATCCGTCATATTCTTCAGTTGCATTTGTTCCGAATGGAGTAGAATATCCTCCCATACTTAAACCCGCTGTTTGAGTTCCTGCTGATCCCATAGCATATTTTGCTGTTCCTAAATTTCCTCCTGCTGCCCAAGCAGAGCCATCATATTCTTCTGTTGAAGCTGTAAAAATAGTACCAGGAATTGTTCTTCCTCCAAAACCTAAAGCAGCTGTTTGTATTCCTACTCCTCCAAAATTACGATGTTGAGTTCCCATATTACCACCACTCGCCCATACTCCACCAATATTTAAATAACCTTTCAAAACTCCAATAGTATTATTATACCAGATCTGACCAACTTCTGGATTAGATGGGTCTGTTGATACTGATTGTATCGCCGTTCCTCTTATTTCTTTAAAGGTTGTCATTTCAAACCTCCGTTAATTATTCTGTAATAGCCAGCCTTGAGTGTTATCAACAAATACAAGTGTTAGTCCTGCTCTTTCTGTTGCCACTGTTAAATCTGAAGCATCACCTTGTATTGGTTTTCCATTTCTAGCAATTGTTAAATTATTAGTGTCAAATGTTCCTGCGTAATCAATGAATGATACAAAGTCTCCAATTGTTGGAGAAGATGGTAATGTTGCTGTAATTGCTGTTGAAGTTGTATCTACAAAATATCCTTCTTTTGCAGTTACGTTAAAGTTTCCTGTTTTAACTGCTTGCCATGCAGCGCCGCCTGATACAGTTGCGAAAGATAAATTTCCTGAACCATCAGTTTGTAGAACTTGATTTGCTGTTCCTGTTGCAACGGGTAATGTTAATGTATAAGCAGTATCTCCTGTAATTGTAGTTGGAGCTTTTAATCCAACATAAGCTGAACCTGTATTGTCTCCTAATCTTAATGCACCTTCTGAATCAATTACAAAATTTGTTCCATCCCAAGTTAAATTAGCTGAACCACCAAATGATCCAGAACTATTAAATTGAATTTGTGTATTAGATCCACCTGGAACTCCAAGAGGAACATCTGTTACATTTGTTCCATCTGAATAAACTAATTTAAATCCTTTATCTGTTGTAGAAAAAGTAGGTCCTGATCCTGATACCGTTTTAAATTCAACTGTAAATGCACCACTTGTTCCATTATATAATATGTAAGTTTTTTCAATACCATCTGGCATTGTAACTATTTGATTTCCTGTAATTGTACCTGAAAATTTTAAAACTGCGTTTCTTGCATTGGAAATTGTAGCATCTGTCATTACAAGAGCTGTAGTTTGAGCTCCACCTGCAATAGATACATCTTGATAACCAGCGATTGCTTGCTGTAATAAATTTAAGTTTGTATTTGTTTTAGTTCCCCATGTACCGGCGTTTTCGCCTGTAACCATAAGTTCTAGTTTAAGATCTGTAGAATAACTTGATGCCATATTTATATCCTTATTATTTTTAAATTATTTATGCAGCAGTGTCAACCTCTGTCCAGTTTACCGTTTGACCTGTATTTACTTCAGTCCATATAGCGAAACTTATACTTCCTAAACTACTTGTTAGGTTTTGTCCAGTTAAACTAACAGTTACATTGGTAAATCCTGTCTCATCTCCAAGTGCCGAAGTTAGGCTTTGACCTGTTACTTCTACAACGGATACTGGGGTAACACTGTTTAAAGCTAAGGTTAAAGATTGGCCTGTAACGTTAACAAAGGCATCTTCAAAGATTGCAACAGTAACACTGTTTAAAGCAGTTGTTAAATTTTGACCTGTTAATAAAACATTTACATCAATAGTAATTGCTTCATCACCTAATGCTGTAGTTAAATTTTGACCCGTTAAAGAAACGTTAGCATCTGCTAAAGTTGTAACTGAATTTAAAGCTGTTGTTAAATTTTGACCTGTTAAAGAAACATTCGCAGTTCCTAGTATATTTACATTATTTAAAGCTGTATCTAATATATCTTCAAATACTGGGACTTGAACGGAACCTCCTGCAGAAATTCCAATATTACTTTCAAGAACTTTAACTAATTGTTCACCTGTTACTAAAACAGTTATATTTTGAGTTGCTGTAACGGTTACACTATTTAAAGCTGTTGCTAAACTTTGACCTGTGACTTCAACTGGAATATTTTCACCCCATGCGCCCTGTCCCCAGGTGCCTCTACCCCAACCGTCAACAATGTCAGACATGACTTAGACTCCTATTAAGAGATTCTGATAATAGCCGCTGTAGATGTGAAAGCTGGAAATTGAATTGTGAATGTACCTGCTGTAGCTGTTTTATCTGTTACAAAGTTTAATACTGCAACTGCCGCATTTGAAAAAGAAGTATTATAAATTAATGCTCCTCTTGCAGTTATTGTTACACCTGTAAATGATAGATCAGCAAAATCTGTAAAAGCAACAGTTGATACAACTGATGTTCCAGAATTTACTAATGCTTTTCCTCCAGCAACATAAGTTCCTGATGCACCGACTTCTCCACTTGATGTGTATGAAGTTGTTGCAGCACCTAACGTAGCCGTAGATACATAAAGAGCTAATTTAAATACATCACCACCTGCTGATGAAAAATCTTGATCACCATCTAATAGTTGTTTTTTAAAACTATTTGGTAACGCTTGTGTAATAGCCATACTTGTTTCTCCTATTGTGGTTTACGAACAATACGAGGTTCTCCATCGAGAAACTCATCAGTTCGTCTTCTTCCCATTTGTTCTAATGAGAATCCTTCGATAGCTTGTTTATACCTATTTTCATAGTATTGCAACATATCTGTTGGACCCTTCAAAAATCCATAAGCTTCAACTAAGCAAGCATACAATAAGCCATTGGGAAATTGCTGACTTAAATATGTACTTGTATTACTAGACGATAATCCAGTTGGTTTCAAGATATAATTTAATTGAATTGTGTAAGTTTGATCAGGAATAGGTGCAAATTGTATAGTATTTTCATTCCAGTTTGCATAATATTTTGGAACACCTGTTGTACCTGATGAATTATACTCATCTATAAAACTCATATCTCTAACATCTAAAAAAGATCTAACCCCTGCATTTATAACTTCTGCAGAACGAATGACTAAAAGATTAGCCGGAGTATTTAAATATTTTTGACTTACTACAAAAGTAGAAGTGTCATATTTTCTATTATTATCAGAATCTACATCTCTTAATATTCTAAATTCTGCATTTTCAATAAATCCATTAATAATAGTATCACTAAGAACATTAGAACTAACTTCTGTATAATCTCTAATTTTTGTAACTAATTGTGCGTATGTCATATTAAGCCTGTAAAGTTACTGGACCTGCAGAACATTGTGCTCCACCACCAGCTATATTTCCCGTTGTTGCTGTACTTGTACTTAAAAAATAAAAATAATTCAAAGTATCACTCACAATACCAGATGAATCTATTTTTCCAACTGTGATTGTAAATCCATTTGCATTTGAAATATCTGTAACATTATCAAATGAAGGAACTGAATCAAATGAGTTTTCTCTTGTTGGAATACCAATTGTATTAACTTCTGGTGGTCCTCTAAATCTTACGATATTACCAGTTTGTCTTCCATGATCTTGTGAAAATACATTTATATAAGTGTTGCCTGCATACTTTGTAGTTGAAAAAGGATTTAAAGTTAAAGCTACAATTACCGGTGGTTCAATTCTATCAGGGTGTGCATATCTTAAACCTTGAGGATCAGCTGTAGTTGGTTTTGGTTCTAATTGAGGTTGCTTTGGTTCATATTCTGAAACATGTACCCATGAACCATTCCACTCTTGTACCATTTCTTGATATGGAAATCTCTGACCAGATCGGTCAGAAATCATGTAAGAATATTTTCCTCTAGATAGATTAGACATTTGGATAATAAGTTTTTGGTGTTATAAATGAAC